AAGGAATGCAGAGCTCTCTTAAGTGAGAATGTTGCCGGTGGCACAGTTGCCGTTCCAGAGTTCGTATATGACATTGTTAAAACCGCTTGGGAAAAAGATGGCTTAATGTCATTAGTCCGTAAGTCCTACTTAAAGGGCAACTTAAAGGTCGGTTTTGAGATCGATGGCGGTGAGGCCACAGCTCATACGGAAGGTGCGGCGGCCGTTTCCGAGGAGTCATTGACTCTTGGAATTGTAGAGCTTAAGCCGGTTTCTATAAAGAAGTGGATTGACCGCAAGGCTTTTGCATAGCCTTGTTTATTTGAGGTTCACTATAAACACATTGAATTGCTGGAACACCTTTAGAGTCTTGATACCAAAACGGAACGATGAAAAAAGCGTAAACGGATAAGGTTTGAAAAGTTCAAGAATTAGGCAATCAGCAGCCAAGCCTCGAATAGAGGAAGGCTCAACGACCATCCTATATGGAGTAGGTACAAGCGTACCGAAGTGGTGTGCATCCGAGAGGATGAAGATATGGTCTGCTCTTTTACGAAAGTAAAAGCTTAATGGACAAGGTTTAGCGTACCTTGTTAAACACAATGCTCAATATCCGATGAAATCTATGACTTAAGAGGCGAAGAATTCTTAAGATACATCTATGATGAATTAGCATACAGAATCGCCAAGAAAGCAGCCGACACTCTTATTGCTGCTATCGTTGCTTGCGGAACTGTTTCCACTACTACACAGGTAGGCGTACCAGCAATCACAGCCGCTACCATTGGTCAGGCTACTATTGCAGAAGCTATGGCACAGTTAAGCGGTGAGGCTTCCGATCCTGTAATTGTTATGAACAGAGCAACCTGGGGAGCTTTCAAGGCCGTACAGTATGCCGGTAGCTTCTCTGCTGACATCTTTGAGGGACTTCCTATCGTATTCAACGATTCCCTTAAGGCTTTTAGTGCCGCATCTACAGGTGATACCTACGCTATCGTTGGCGATTTCGGTCACGGTGCTTTAGCAAACTTCCCTAACGGTGAAGGCATTGACTTCAAGTTCGACGAACTGTCCCAGAAGAAAGCCGACCTTATCGAAGTATTAGGCAGACAGTATGTTGCAGTTGCTCCTGTAGCCGCTAACGCATTTGCAAAGATCAAGAAGTAAGTTTTAAGTAAAGGGGGAAAAAGACATTATGAAGATACTGATCGCTGTGCCGTGTATGGATCAAGTTCCGGCTCTCTTCGCACAGTCGTTAGCAACACTAAACCGTGTAGGTAATTGCAAGGTAGCGTTCCAGATAGGATCGCTTATATACCATTCAAGAGATAATTTGGCTAAAAAGGCTATTGAAGAAGGATGCGATTATATCTTCTGGCTTGATAGTGATATGGTGTTTCAGCCTGACACTTTGGAGAGGCTGACACAAAGCATTGAGAAGGGGGACATTATAAGTGGTTTATACTTCCGGCGAGTTTCTCCCTTCTCGCCGGTGCTTTTTGATAAGTTCGAGGTAACAGAACAAGGTGCTGAATGGACAGACTTCCATAAGATACCTAAAGACATATTTGAGGTTGGTGCTTGTGGCTTTGGCTGTCTCTTGATGCCGACCAACGTCGCTATGGATGTGCAGATAAAATTCGGTCAGATGTTCGCTCCGATCGGAAGGATAGGTGAAGACTTGTCTTTCTGTTGGCGGGCGAGACAATGCGGCTATAATATAGTCTGTGATCCTACCATCGAACTTGGTCATATCGGACACCATATCATTAATAGAGAGTTCTATGATGTCTATACGAAAAAATGAAAGTTAAATTAAACAGAAAAATAAAAGTGTTCTGTCTTCCTTGTGAAGTGGAAGTTGATGAAATGGAAGCTCACAGACTTATGCTTCTTAATGCCATCGAGGTGGTAAGTGAGAAAGAAGTTAAAACGGTAAAGAGAGAGACACGCAAGAAAAAGGAAATCGTGGAGGAATAGAAAATGGATATAAAAGGTAAAGTCAAGTTAGCTCTGCGAGTAGTTACGAATGATTTTGATGAGGAGATCGAAGACCTCATAGATGCCGCCTGTTTAGATATGGGCATTGCCGGTATCGTTGATACTGACACCACCGATCCGCTAATAATAAGAGCCGTAATCACCTATTGCAAGATGAACTTCGGAGAGCCTGATGAGTACGAAAGACTGAAATCTGCTTACGATGAGCAGAAGGCACAGCTCGGAATGGCAACAGGTTATACCGATTGGTTAAATGGATAGAAGCAATATCATCTATCTCATCACCGAAACTCAAACACAGAATCAATACGGAATATTAGAGACCTCAACGGAAAAAAAGAAAGTTTTCTGTCAGGTCGATTCCGTTACTTCTTCAGAGTTCTTTGATGGTGGGAGGTCAGGCCTAAACCCAGAGTTCAGGATGACACTTTTTAAATACGATTACAGCGGCGAAAAATTATTAGAATACAACGGACAGGAATACTCGATATACAGGACTTACATCAGGAGAACTGATGAAATAGAGCTGTATGTAGAACGCAAAGGCGGCAATGGCTAAAAAGATAAAGCCAGGTGATTTGGCAAAGGCCATATCGGATGTGGTGAATGAGTATGGCGATGAAGTCTATGAGGTCCTTGATGATTCCGTGCAAGAGGTAACAGATGAGGCCGTGCAGAAGTTACACGGCTTTTCTCATACTTCAAAGTGGGGGCATCCGTGGGATGAATATCTGGCGGACTGGACTTCCAAGAAGGAATACAAAAAGGACTTGCAGACAGTCAGGATCATATACAATTCCGACCACTACCGCCTGGCTCACTTATTAGAGTTCGGCCATGTCAAACAAAACGGCGGAAGGACAGAGGCTTTCCCTCACATTGCTCCTGTTAATGAATGGGCAGAGAAAGAGCTACCCACATTGGTAGAAAGGAAACTGAAATGACATATAAGCAAGTATTTGATATGTTAAAGACCACTAACTTAAGCGTGGTCTATAATTCCTGGGAGATTGGATCAGTTCCGGCTTTACCTTATATCGTTTTTACCTATCCTAACAACGATGACTTATTCGCTGATAATATCAATTATCAGACCATAGTACAGTTGAATATTGAACTGTATTCCAAAAACAAAGACTTCACATCGGAAGGTACGCTTGAAACCGTTCTTAAAAATAACGGCATCCCTTTCCAAAAATCAAGCGTATGGATCGATAGTGAAAACTTATATCAAACCTTATACACAACGGAGGTATTAATTAATGGCTAATAAAGTCAAATACGGCTTACAGAAGGTCTATTATGCTGTGGCTACCGATGATGGCACAGGCACATTAACCTATGGCACACCTGTAGCGTGGCCTGGAGCTGTCTCCATTTCCCTTGCCGCACAGTCAAACGAGAACATTTTCTATGCTGACAATATCGCATACTTCCAGACATTTGCAAACAACGGATATTCTGGAGACTTTGAGTGTGCATACATTCCAGATTCATTCAGGACTGCTGTTTTAGGTGAGACTCTGGACACCAACGGAGCATACTTTGAACACGCAGGTGGAACTAATGTAGAGTTCGCTCTGCTCTTCCAGTTTGAGGGCGATGACAAGGCTATCAGACACGCTTTCTACAGATGCACAGCTTCAAGACCAGACACAGCAGGACAGACCACTACCGATACAGTAGAGCCACAGACAGAGACCATCACCATTACGGCTCTGCCGAGAGTAAACGACCATCTGGTCAAGGCAAGATGCCCAGAAGGTGCAACCGCTTATTCTGGTTGGTACACGGCGGTAGTAGAGCCTACACCTGCAACCTAATAGGTAACTAAAGGGAGAACAAATGGAAAAATCGATCACTATCGGAGATAAAGATGTAAGATTCAAGGCTACAGCCTCCACTACAAGGAAATACCGCCAGAGATTTGGAAGAGATCTGTTTATGGACATCAATAAATTGGTGCTCAATTCACAAACAGGACTTACAAGCGGCGACCTTGAGTGCTTCGAAGATGTGGCCTATATTATGGCTCAACAGGCCGATGACACTATCCCTGATGATCCAGATGAATGGTTAGACCAGTTCGAGATATTAGACATATATCAGGTCTTGCCGGAGATCGTGGAGCTTTGGGGATTGAATGCTCTTACGATAGAAGAGCCTAAAAAAAAAGTAGGAAAACGGAGCGGCAATTAACTACCGCTCTGTTTCTCTTACGCTGTGCCGAACTCGGTTTAAGTATGGAAGACCTGGATGAATTAGATGTCGGAATGGTCAATGATATGTTTACCGAGAAGGCAAATGATGAATACGACTATAAAGTCCTCGCTACTCAAGAGGACTTCGATAAATTTTAAGGAGGAACTATGGCCGGTAGCAGAATAAAGGGTATTACCATTGAAATAGGCGGCGATACCACACAATTAAGTAAAGCGTTAAAAGAAGTCAATAGTTCCATCAAGGGAACACAAGATCAGTTAAAAGATGTCAATAAGCTCTTAAAACTTGATCCTACTAATACCGAACTTTTAAGGCAAAAACACGACCTTTTAAGCAAGGCGGTAGATGATACCAAAGAAAAGCTGGAACTTGAAAAAAAGGCCTTGGAACAGCTTAAGGCAGGGCCACAGACAGAAGAAACCATCCAGCAACAGAAGAATCTTGAAAGAGAGATAATCTCAACAAATGAATACCTCAAGCAGTACCAGAAGGAACTGGCAAATAGTGAGCCTCTCCTTCAGAAACTCGGTAAGGGTGCTGAAGAGGTAGCAAATAAGACTAAAAAGTTAAGTATGGCGGCTGCCGGTGTTGGTGCTGCCTTTTTAGGCAACGCATATGCTGCCGCACAAAACGCCGATGAGTTGGCGACACTATCCAGGAATACAGGCTTTTCTGTAGAAGAGTTACAGAAAATGCAATATGCCTCCGACCTTGTGGATGTCTCTTTAGATCAGATGACAGGAGCAGCCACTAAACTTACTAAACAGATGGGAAGCGGCTCGAAGGTCTTTGAGGAATTAGGTGTAGCCATATACGATGCCGATGGCAATATGCGAGACAGCACAGAGGTCTTCTATGAATCTCTTCAAGCTCTCTCACAAATAGAAAACGAGACAGAACGAGATGCCAAGGCAATGGAGCTTTTTGGTAAGAGTGCCAACGATCTTTCAGGCATTATCGATGATGGAGGAGCGGCTCTTCAAGAATATGGAGATGAGGCCGAGGAATTAGGTCTTATACTTGGAGAAGATGATGTAGATGCCGCCAACGAGTTTAACGATGCCATAGACAAGGCAAAAGCCAGAGTGAGTGCAGCCTTCACCAAGATGGGAGCGGCTCTTGCTTCTTCATTAGTGCCTATGCTTGAAAAGTTACTCGCAATAGTAACGAAGGTCGTGACTTGGTTTGGTAATCTGGATGGCAAGACACAGAAACTTATCCTTATCATAGTCGGTTTAGTTGCCGCCATTTCTCCATTGGCAACGATCATTTCTAAAGTAACAACATTGGCGAGTGGTTTAAGTGCTGCCTTTACCTTTATGACATCTCCGATCGGACTTGTGGTGGCAGCCATAGCAGCGGCCATTGCCATCGGTGTAGCCTTATATAAGAATTGGGACACTATCAAGGCCAAGGCCTCGGAGCTCTGGTCAAATATCACGACCACATTCGATAACATCAAAAACAGCGTTGTGGAGAAGTTCACAGCAGTTAAAGATTTTGTCCACGATGTCATAGAAAAGATAAAGAGCTTCTTTAGATTTGAGTGGTCATTACCTCATATCAAACTTCCTCACTTTTCCATTCAAGGACAGTTCAGTTTAGTTCCTCCATCAGTTCCACACTTATCTGTCGAATGGTATCGCAAAGCAATGGAAAATGGAATGATATTAGACAGTCCGACCATCTTCGGTGCAATGAACGGAAAATTGTTAGGAGCAGGGGAAGCCGGATCTGAAACGATAGTGGGAACTAAATCTCTTATGTCTATGATCCGAGAGGCATCAGGTAATGGAATGACCGTGAATATGACCGTTCAGGGAGGAAACGTTTCTGCCAATGAATTGGCCGACATCGTGATAGACAAACTGACACAGAAGATACAGAGAGGAAACCAGAGGTGGTAAGATGAATACACTAAAGATTAACGGAACTGATTTATCAACATACGGAATATTCCTTGGTAGCGAAACCTATCTGGATGCTCCTCTGATCGATTATACAGCCTATGACATTCCGGCAAAGAATGGCTCGGTCATTCAATATAATAAGAGGCTGAACAATGTCATCAGGAGGTTTGACTGTTACATTCCAGAGAGTCAAAATGTTGCAACAGCAATGGACAGCCTTAAGAAGCTTCTGTATTCACATATCGGATATATGAAGTTAGAGAGTACCTATGATTCTGGCACATATCAAGAAGGGTATTTAGCACAAGAAATAAGCGTAGCACCGTTCAATGTCGGACAGAGTGCTACATTCAGCCTTTACTTCAGTTGTAAGCCACAGAAAATGTATGAAACATCACCGTGGGTATATCAGGACACTACATCATTATTCAGTTCGCTGATGTTTACCGTTCAGCCAAGAAGTAGCGGCTTTATTCAAGCGGTCTTGGCTTCGCTCCCTGCTAACGCAATTCCTAACGATATGGCGTTCCTGGTCATTAGACTTAAGAACTTAAGTAGTGCTGCAAACGTTACCGCAAATTGGGCAAATCATCAATGCTTCTGGGCATTGGTAGGTACAAGTTACGCAAACCCTACATCAGCAAGTCATTTTGTAGATTTAGTAGGTTGGGATAACAGCAGTCTGTCCATAGCGTCTGCGACTACCACAGGTTCTTATTTAGTATTAGTAACAGGCGTTAAAATGGAAGGCACGATTAACCTTGCAAGAGATGGCAATACATACACATCAGGAGACATTTCTACGAAGGTAGGAACTGTTTCAAACAACAACGCTATGGGTTGTCTTTTTGCTAATAACCAGTTTGTGTTCTCATACACACCATCACCGACAACATTCGCACCAGATACCGTTTACAGAAGAACGTTGTTAGATGGAGCTGTGATGAATGAAGCTACGGTTACCGTTAGGTGGGACTTGATGTCTGCTTCTTTCTTACAGACATTAGAATCGCATTGGTACGCTTCGGGTCTTGGTGTGGTGGTAATAGTTGACTACGACCTAATGAGTGCTTACGCTATGGGATCATCTAATTATGGTGATTTAGACATAAGCGAATATGTAGAGATAGAAGGCAACTTAAACGGAATGTGTAATGAAATGCAAAGTGCTACATTCTCAAGAAGTTCTGGTACTTATGATGCCGGTGCTTTTCTACAGGATGTCGTAGCACCACAATGGTGGAAATTATGATACCAAGATTGTTTAAAAGTGATGACACTAACTTCTCTACATTGGGTTTTGGTGCTCTTAACGGCACTATTGAGTGTAATGTAGTAGAACAGATAAATGGTGTTTATGAACTGAATATGCAGATATTCACCGATGACCCTAATTTTAAGAACATCTCCATAGGCTCTATAATAGCCGCTAAACCTAATTTAACTACCGAAAATCAGGCTTTTGTCGTTGAGTCGATGAGTAAGCCTATCAACAATGTTGTAACGATATACGCTACTCATATTTCACAGCACAGGGCAAAGCTTATTCCTGTCTCTGTATTTAGTGCTACTTCACTGACTACAGCGTTGTCTGGTGCGATCTCAAATTCGTTAGAGACCAACCCTTTTAATCTGCACTCATCAAGAACATCATCGGCGGACTATGAGATAGTAACGCCTCGTTCATTCCGTGAGGTTTTGGGCGGAAGTGAAGGCTCTTTACTTGATGTCTACGGTGGTGAGTACATCTTCAATAACTTCGACATTGAGTTAGTCAATAAACGAGGCAGAGACCAGGGCGTACAAGTGGTCTACGGCCAGAATATGACTGACTTTGATATGAACGAAGAGTTCAGTTGGAACGGTACAGCCACAGGTGTATATCCTTATTGGTATTC